ACTTCTATTAGAACTCTTAGTTATAATAAGAGCTTCTTTCTCCAATGCAGGAGGTACTAACAATGTGTCAGGAACTATAGAGATTAAGTTTCCTCTATCATCTAACTGACTTCTCATAGCTAAAATAGCTGTCTCCAGGTTATCCTCTGTAAGAGTGATTCCTGTAGCACTTGCGTTACTTTGTGCTGCTCCACCATCAGCTCTCGTGTGAGATACTGAGAATAGAGGCTTTGCATCTCCATATGAAGTATAGGATGTATTGAACCCGTTGTTGAATACACTTGCTCCAATAGCTTCTGCTTTTCTTACCAATGCTCTTGTCCCATACTTTGCTTTTTCAACTGCACCACTTAGGTCGTCCTCTAACAATTCATAAGAAATTGATAAAAGTTCCCCATATTTGAATGCGGTCAATGTCGTATCATAAGTATGCATTATTGCATCTTCACTGAATTCTCCTAGTTCATTAACTATAGGAATGCTTCCCAAACCAGCGTATCCTGCGAACTCTTCACTCAATGTCCTCATATCTACTGTCTTGAAAATCTTCATCAGTTTTTCATCCAGCACAGAATAACTATCCGCTAAAACGGCTTTTATCCCTGGGTCAATGAGTTTTGAATTTGCAGCAACTGTTACTGGTGCTACTGGTACTAAACTGTTTGCCATAACTTAAAACTACTAAAATTAAAAATACTACTAAAACTACGCTGCTGCTTGCTCACAAATCTGTCTCTCAGCAACATAGAACAAACCAATGCTTGTATCTGAATCTAGTCCATAACCTTGTGGGTTATATTCTAAACATTGTAACTGTGCTTTTGTAGAACTCAATGTGTTTGAGTTAATCTGCATTGCACCAGTTGCACCAATAAAATCTCCCCATTCTCCAACATGTGTTGCTGCGAATGTCTCAGTGTCGTTATCGTTATCCATCAAAACAACCATTCCTGGTGTGATATCAACCATAACTTTTGTGCTTGCGTTTGTTGCAGCTTCTAAAGCTACACCTAAAATACTTGAACCTGCAGTAGCTACTACTACTTCACCTGTGGAACCATCCAACATTACGAAATCACCTGCAGCGAATGTTCCTGCAGCGTTAAATTCCATGTGGACTCTATCTTGTCCCGAAAGGGATTTGATTACTCTTGCTCCGTACATGATATTAAATTGTCAAAATTAAAATATTAGAAGATTACTCCTCTAAACTTTGTGCATATTTTTCTTCTGTCATGCCAAAACGTTTTGCTACATCTTTTTGTTCAGGTGTTAATATTACTCCACCCGAAGACTTCGCTACTCCGCCCGAGGCCGCTCCTTCAGAAGGTAAACCAGATTGTGCTTGTGCAATCCCCTGTAACTTACCGTCCTCAATTAATTGATTTGGGTTCATTATAAGTTTGTATGCATGTTCGTAAGCATCCCCTTCAGAAACATTGTCCTTTGCCATAATTCTCGCTGCCGCTGCACCAATTGCATTTCGGTTTGCTCGGACTATTTCAGGACTACCTTCTGTTAGGTCAGAGTGTCGTTCCTCAAAACTTTTGAAAAACTCCTCTCTTTTATTCTTTTCGTTCTGCATTTGTTGCTGAGCCCATAATATTGCAGGGTTTTGGGTTGTACCGTCAGTTTTCTGGGGCACTGTCTGCTCAAATTCCTGTAACACTGACTCGTCAAGCAATCCTTGTTCTACTAACTTCTTGTTTGCTATCCTCATAAACTCAGGGTCGTTTGCAGCTGCACTATCAAGTGCCTCTAGCAATCTCGCCTTTTGTTGATACTCATTTCGTTCTTTCTCCAAACTACTTATTTTCCCTGACATCGCCTTCTTATCATTTTCCCAATTAGAAACAGGCGTATCGACTGTCTCCTCACCAGATTCCTCTTGTACTACGTCAGCCTCGCTGGTTGGCTGGGTATCGGTATCGCTTCCTTCAACATTCTCCTCTACCTCAGGAACTATAGGTTCCGTCTCAGGTGTAGGAGAGGTTGTGGTTTGAACCACTTTATTCTCTTCGTCCATCTTTGTTTTTATAAAAAATTTATTTACTACTTCTTATCTAAAGAGCTAAGTATCTCGGTCTTTATCTCATCGGTCACTGTTGTAAAATCAATCTTAGGGAATATTCCCTGTGGCCCGTATACTATTACAGGGCTTGGCATTATGTTATCCTTCAAGCATTTCTTTATGAATTTCACATAAATCTCTTCGAATTTTGCTTCTTGTTTCTTATCCATACTATAAAATCATATTATTTTAATTTATCGCCTTTGTCAACTTCATCACTCTCTGTCTCTTCACTCTTATCCCCTCTGTTTAACAGTTCTTCCTTTGCCACCTCTACTCTGTCCATTATAAAGTCAATTCCAGTATTGATTCCTCTGAGATAGTTTATAGACTCCATATTAGGAGCATTAAGAAATTCCTCTTGATACCTGTGATACTTTTCCTTCTCTGCCAACTCTTTAAGAATTGCGAAAGCTTCTGTCTTCCCAAATAACACCAACGCATCTAGCTGGTCTCCTGTGAGCTCCTGTATAGGAACCTTTTTAAGGCCCATTGTCCTTACTTCCATAGTTTACTACTACTTAATTTATTTACTGCATTGCCATTGGTGGTCTTCCCATTCCACTTGGGCTACTCTCTTCTGGTGTCATTCCTGACTGTTGGTTTCCTGCTGCTGGCATTGGAGGTTGTGCTCCACCTGCTGGTGTTAATCCAGGAGGCATTGGTACTGACGCTTGTGCTGCTGGTTCTGGTTGACTATCCTTCATTACCCCTGGTGCATCCATTACCTTTGGTGCCGTGTCTGCCATTAAATGCTCAACGTATAACTGTAATATACCGTCTAGTTTCTTCATTTCCTCGGCTTCTGGAGTCTGCATAGCAAGTTCCATAACCTCTGGTGGAAAGTCCTCAAATTGCTTCTCAATGTTCTTCTTCTTACCGTTTAATATTCTCATTTGTTCCACGTGAACCCATATATGAGCTTCTGGTTCTCCTGCGATTCCTGGAACTACTTCTCCAGCCTGTAGTTTTTTACCCTGTAACTCAGCCCTCTCGGTAGAAATGTCCTCGTCTTCTGTCAATACTGCCATAATCTCCTTTGGTATACTCTGAACTTCCATACTCCATTCAAGGAGTTTAGGGCCATCAACCCATCCCATAGGATTTGACATCTTACTCTTTGGGTCGTTAGGGTCTATCATAAATGGTGCGTACTGTGCCAAGGCTGTTTGTGCCTTCTGCATCTCTATTGCCCGACTCTGTAACTCAACACTCTCTGGAGATATTTCAACTTCCCAGTCTCCATTAATATTGAAGAATTCTGGTTTAATCTCTAGGTACGAGTATTTTCCCCTCTTTTCTCTGACCTCTAGTGTGTTTGGATTTATCTCAATATCAAGCAGTCTCATATTCTTGTTCTTAGCGGTCTTCCCTGCGGCCTCGACTCTAGGAATGGTGTAAAACTGGCTCATTAAGGAGATACACATCTCACCTGCAATAATCAAAGGTTCTGTCCAAGTGTCTATCAAAGAAGCTATGAAAGCGTCTGCCTGCTCTTTGGTGAACATACTTGTTGTTGCAGATACATACTTCTGGTTCACGCCCATTTGAGTTGGGTCAATTTGTGTTGCTATAACTGCATCTCTATCAAGCATATCTATTCCTCTAAACATATCAAAGTTCATAGCTGGATAATCAAGTGACTGTACATCGTCCTGATTATTTACTGGGACCATAAGTCCAGGTTGTGCTGTTTGGTATGCCTTACTGAATTCCCCGTAAATGGACTTCTTCACCTTTATTATAGGATTTGCTGTTATATGTAACCTATCATAAACAAGATTTTTGAGTATTTCCTCCTCGGACTGTACGTTCTTGAGCTTGTCTGGAATACCCATTCCGTTAAACTGGTGCAAAACTTCGTAAGCGTCAATCTTAACGAATGGTAACTGTTTGTGTCTGTATGGAAGTGGAACATCCTTAATTAAGATGTCGTTTGCTACTACTATATATCTATCATCAGCCTTGTTGTAGTAGTGTAGTAGTTCAACACAGTTTGTATTTGTAACATCTTTAGGTGGTTCGAAGAACTCTACATCCTCTCCAACATAAGACGAAACTGGTCTTACTTTATTAACATTCTTAGCTTCTGGGTCTGCACTAAACATAGCTTTGAACTGTTCTACAGAGGGCAACATTCTTCTAATAATCCACTGTGCTTCGTAACTCGTGCCGTGCATACTTCTCGCCGAGGGGTCTTCGTATATTTCTTGCCTCTTGACTGGTTCAAAAGCAATGTCGTCATAATCATAAATAACTTCCTCCTTATATACCTTTTCTTTATTGGTTAACTTCACCTTCTCCTCTACTGACGCGGACGGAGATTCTCTTACCTATTCCTTCTGCCATGGGACAAACTACACCACTGACAACTGCACCACCGGGATAACCTCGCCCTCCTATGAGATAATCCTCCCAGAGAACCAGTCCGTTTTCTGGACGGTAAATTCATCCGACGGCACGAACAGCAGCGAGTTCGCGGGAATAATTTACGCCTACATAAACG